TTTGACGTTGAAATGTGGTTAGTTGATAGGCCCAAGCCATACGAGAACAACCCGCGTATGATTTCGCCCGAAGCAATTGCAAAGGTAGCAAAGTCAATCAAGGAATATGGGTTTCAACAGCCTATAGTGGTGGATGAAGATGATATTATCTTGGTTGGCCACACACGCCTTATGGCGGCGCAGTCTTTAGGCGTAAGTGAGGTTCCGGTGCATGTGGCAAGTGGGTTAACCGCAAGCCAGAAGCGCGGCTACAGAGTGGCCGACAACCGCACAGGTACAGAATCCCAATGGGACTACCCTTTGCTTAAACTGGAATTGGATACCTTAAACGAAACAGATTTCGATTTGGGTTTAACTGGCTTTGACCCCGGCGAGTTGGATAAATTACTAAATTTCACGCTAGATGCCGACAAAGAGGGCGATGAAGATGCCGTGCCAGAGGTGCCAGATGCGCCGGTAACGGTGGAAGGTGATTTATGGGTGTTGGGCAGACACAGACTATTGTGCGGTGATAGCACAAGTGTAGACGCAGTTGATAAGCTAATGAATGGCACCAGTGTTGATTTAGTGTTTACAGACCCGCCATACAATGTGGCGTTTAATGGGCGCAGCGGAAAACATGATGTAATCAAAAACGATAATTTGCCAGAAGCAGAGTTTGACGCATTTATTGCAGAAGTTTGTGGCGTTATAACATCTGTTAAACCGAAGGCGTATTATGTTTGGTGTAATTGGAGTTTTTATGGAACGCTCCAAAAGCTTTTGCCGTTTAAAACGTGCATTGTTTGGGCCAAAAATGTCTTTGGAATGGGCGCAGGCTACAGGCATCAGCATGAGTTTTGCTTGTTTAATGGTAAGATTGACCAAGTCGTAAAGAATGAAAGCGATTTATGGTCGATAGCAAAAGACCACGCATACATGCACCCTACGCAAAAGCCGGTGGAATTATCGGTGCGTGCGTTTGGAAACCACGTAAAGCTTTTAAACGTGTTGGATTTGTTTGGTGGGTCTGGGTCAACAATGATTGGCGCGGAGCAAACAGGCAGAAATTGCTACATGATGGAATTAGACCCCAAGTATTGTGACGTCATTGTTAAGCGGTGGCAGGAATTTACGGGCGAAAAAGCATATCATGAAACCTTAAAATCGCAGTTCGACAAAATAAGCGATGAACGGGCAGTGCAAACAGAGGCAGCATAGGGGCAAGCATGGCAAAAAAATTAACAGCCGAAGAAAAATGGAAGCGCTACAACAGCCGCACCAGTAAAAATATGGCAGCGCATAATCGTTCCGGTGGAAGTGTGCGCTCCCCAGTGCGCAGCTTAAGCGGTGCCAGTACCAAAGATAAGTATGACCGGGCTAAGTTCATAAGCCGTAAGGCCACGCAAGTGCTTAGCAGCCGCCAGCCGCTTAAAGATAAAGATGGCGACCCTACCCCGGCGGCAATGCAGTTCAGAAGGTGGGCAGCGCCTACACCAAAAACTTACGATGATGTGCGGAAACTCAAAACCCGCGCAACAAAGCAGAAAGACAGCTTAGCCAAACGGCTAGGTAAAAAGTAGAAGCCGGTGGCTTCATTAGGCGTGAATACTTAAGCGCCTAGACCGATCAGCCGGTGGCTGTGGTCGCACTAATTATATTTTAATTACGGGGTCGTGCTATGATCGAAGTTTTAGCATTGGCTGGAGCTATTACGAAAATAGCTGGCGGCATAAGCAGTGCAGTACAGGCAGGCAAGGATATGAATTCCATTCTGCCACATTTTGGAAAGTTGGCGAAACTAGAGGCCGATATAGCTGTTGCGGAGTCGGGTAAGCATAAAGGCCCGCTTGGCAGGCTTACATCTAGCGAGGAAGAAGGCTTCGCTATTGCCCAAGCTAAAATGGCTCATAAAGAGGCTATGGAAACGCTTCGCAGCCATTGTCGCTTATATGGGCCACCGGGCATGTGGGATTTGGTGGTGCGTGAGCAGGCCGAGGCCCGCAAGCGCCAGAAAGAAGCGCTAGAGGCGCAAGCCAAAGCAAGGGATCGGTTGTTTTATGGTTTGTCATTAACAATTGCATTGGTGATTTTCATAGCAGGCACAGGTGCAATGATTTGGGGTGCAAATGAAATTGCAAATGGCTGATGATAATCAAACAGGTACGGCGATACCAATATGTGGTTTACGATGCCAATGGCATGATTGTTGTTATCACAAGATGTAAGGGGTTAGCGCTGGCTTATGTGCAACAGCTAAGAAAAGAAAAAACCCCTGCTATCGTAGTTGATTCCTAGCCAAGCAGGGGAAGTTCAACAAGGGAGGATAATATGCGCCGAGCGTTGAACATCAACGGTGCAAGCAAAGAGTGACACAGCAAAGTCGCCAAAGTCAATTAGGTTTTAGGGTTAAATTGTGTAAAAATGTTGCCAATGGCACGGATCGGGTGATATGAGTGAAGAAAGTAAAGTATTAAAGTTTCCAGAATTAGAATATTTATTGGAATGTAACTGTGGCCGCACAGACTTCCGGTTGGTTCTGGAGAAGCAAAATCCGCTGCAATTAAAGCAAATTGAATGCGGATGTGGTGAATGGGCTTCGTCTTTAGACGAGGTTCTAGCGGCAGTACAGGAGAAGCATGCTACCTAATAAGTATACGCTATAAAAAAGTATGGCAAAAAAAGCAGAAAAAGCGCAGGCAACCGGCAAGCAAGAACAAAAAAAAGAACGACAAGCACGCGGGCGGCCAAGCTATAAACCCAGTGAAAAAGACCGAAGCCAAGTCGAGACTATGGTTGGTCTAGGTTTAACCGCCGATGATGTGTGCAACGTCATGGGGTTCAGCCGTGCAACCTTATTTAAGTATTTCCGAGATGAATTAGCCGTGGGCTACAGCGTGGCGAAAACCAACGTAACGCAAAAAGCTTTTGAAATGGCAACCAACGGCAAGACCCCGGCTATGACAATGTTTTGGCTTAAGTGCCGCGCCGGGTGGCGCGAGACGCACGTTAACTCACACGAAGAATTGCCACCAGTGATTGTAAATACAGGCGGAAGTAATGCTTAACGCTTATGATGAAATGCTAATGGAAGAACAGGGTATTTCCCCGGCCAGTGTTGATCGCCCTATCGTTATAAACTTAACGCCACCACAAGCCCGTGTGTATAACAGCAAAGCCCGGTTTATTGTTAACGTGGCGGGGCGGCGTAGCGGCAAAACATATTTGGCCCGCACTAAACTAATGGAAAAGGCAAGCGCCAAGCGTGGCGCACGGGTTTGGTACGTGGCACCAACATACCGCATGGCCAAACAGATTATGTGGCAAGACATCAAAGAGCTTGTCATAGACAGCCAGCGCATGCGTGGCACGCCTAACGAGACTGATCTAAGCATACACCTACTGAATGGCAGCACCATTGCCCTACGGGGCGCAGATAACCCCGACAGCTTGCGTGGTGTGGGTATTGATTACTTGGTGTTGGATGAAGCCCAAGACATGAGCCAACAAACGTGGGAAGCCGTATTAGCGCCCGCATTAGCCGATAGGCAGGGCGAGGCAATGTTTAGCGGCACGCCCAAGGGTTACAATTGGTTTTATGATTTATGGCAGCAAGGTCATTCAGACCCAAGCTGGGAATGTTTTCGCAGCACAACGCTAGAGTCGGGCATTGTTCCAACCGAAGAAGTAGAAAAGCAACGGCGCAGTATGGATGTGCGTTTGTTTAGGCAAGAGTTCGAGGCCAGCTTCGAAACCTTAGCGGGCCGTGTGTACCAGCCATTCATACGTGAAGATCACGCGACACCGGAAGTGGTAGACCATGGCGGTGAAGTATTGGTTGGCATGGACTTTAACGTAAACCCAATGTGTGCGTGCATTGCCTACCGGGTTGCTGACCAGTTGCATATTGCTGATGAAATTGTTTTGCCCGATGCCAACACTGAAACCATGGCGCGTGCGTTAGACCAAAAGCTAGCCGGGCGGCATGTTATCATTTACCCAGACCCAGCGGGCCGACAGCGGCGCACCAGCGCAGCACTGGGTCATACAGACTTAAGCATCCTTGAAAGCTATGGGTTTACCGTTATTGCGCCTAAGCGCGCACCTTTGGTGGTAGATCGTATCAACGAAGTAAATGCCATGTGGGAGAACAGTGCCGGTGAAGCGCGCATGTTTGTACACCCGCGTTGCAAGCAGCTTATTAAAAGCATGGAAGGCTTGACCTACAAAGAGGGCACCAACCAGCCCGATAAGTCGGCAGGCTTAGACCATATGGCCGATGCACTTGGATACCTTGTGCATGGGACGTTTCCAATCAACTCAGAAGTCGTGGGCGCGGTGCGCGTAAGCGGTTATTACTAAAGGGGGCCGTAATGCCTATTTCAGACAAACATAACGAATATGATATTTATGGCCCACAGTGGCGGCGCATCCGTGACTGCATTGCAGGCGAGGACGCGGTAAAAGGCAGCACAACGCGGCATTTGCCTAGACCCGAAAACATGATGCCCGACCAATATGATGCTTACATTACCCGCGCTATGTTTTACGGCGCAACAGGGCGCACGCTAGCCGGGTTAAGTGGGGCAGTATTTCGCAAGCGGCCAATTGTACAAATACCAGACCGTTTACGTGACGCGCTTAGCAACATTACCTTGACCGGCGTGCCGTTTGATACGTTTGCGCAGCGGGCAGTTGAGGAAACCCTAGCACTGGGCCGCTATGGTGTGCTGGTAGACCGGCCACCAGAGGAAGATGGCCGTGCATACATGCGTGGCTACCCCGCCGAAAGCATTTGTAACTGGCGCACAATTACAACTAACGGCAGCGAAAAGCTTGAGCAAATCATACTTAGCGAAAAAGGCACCCGCACAACTGATGATGGGTTTGGCAGCGACACTTATGACCGTTACCGTGTGTTGGAATTGGATGGCGAGGGGTACTACCATGTGCGTGTATTTGTCGAAGGCCGTGATGTTGATACGTTTATACTTGATGAAGAATATACACCTACAAAGCGCGGTGAACGGCTGGACTACATACCATTCCAATTCTTTGGGCCTACTGACCTATCTCCAAACGTAGAAAAGTCGCCGTTAATTGATTTGGCCAACGTAAACATTAGCCACTACCGTACCAGCGCCGACTTAGAGCAAGGCAATTACCTAACCAGCCAGCCAACGCCGTACATTACTGGTATGCGGGCAGACCATGCGGGTGACTTCCCTATTGGCAGCGGTGCTATGTGGCTGTTGCCAGAAGGCGCACAGGCAGGGATGCTTGAGTACAAAGGCGCGGGGCTGACATTCCTAGAAAACAGCTTAAGCCGTAAGCAAGGCATGATGGCGCAATTGGGTGCCCGGTTGCTAGAAGACCAAAAGCGTGCAGTTGAGGCCGCTGATACGGTGCGGTTGCGCAGTAGCGGCGAAAGCAGTGTGCTAGCCAACCTAGCTAACAGTTGCAGCATGGGCTTATGCCAGTGCTTAGAGTGGGTGACAGATTGGGAAGGTGCCAACCCCGAATTGGTTGAGGTGCAGCTTAACACAGACTTTATGGATACCCGTATGGAACCGCCAGAAATGCGTGAGCTTGTAGCAGCGTGGCAAAGCGGTGCAATCCCGACAGATGATTTAATTTATAACTTACAGCGTGGCGAAATTTTACGACCAGACTTCACTATTGAGGAGGTAAAAGACATGCTTGCAGGCAATGAAACGCCCGTAATTGGTAAGGCATTGGATTTAGGCGATGACGCCGATCCAGCAACCCCCATCGCAGCCGAATGATCGGTGGTTTGCGCAACAACCAGATGACCCCCATGACGATTGCAGTCATTGGCTGGGTAAGATGTAGGGTGTGATTATGTGGGTTGGTGTGCTTCTTATCTGTGCTTCTTTTGCGGTAACAGATTGCGCGCCATTAGTAAGCCCACAAGCGTTTTCATCACCAGATAAATGCGCAAATAAATTAGCTCAGTTGCAAAACCAAGCCCGACAGCAAGGTTTGGTTACAATGGGCGTGTGTAGAGAAGTGAAAGCGCCGGGGCAACCCACGTAAAAGGTAAGTAGAATGGCAGTTGGCAAACCAAATCCCGTTGGCAAAATGACAGGCGCAAATGATGGTGTGGCCGATGGGATTATTACCCATGCCGTAAACCTTGAGCGTTTAAAAAGCAGTGAAGTGCAGGCAGTGTGGGCTATGTTGCGCAAGGTGCAGGGCGACATAATCGAACAGCTTAACGCGCTTGACCCTACAGCCGTGGGCGGCAAGACGCGCATCAAGCGCCTAGAGCGCCTGTTAAACAACACCAAGGCGACTATACGGGCCAACTACGCGCTGATCCAAAAGAACCACAGCGGTACGCTTACAACTATTGCTGACCTAGAAGGTAAGGCCATACAGCAAGCCGTGGGCGCGGGCGTGGGCGGCGAACCCAAGATTGGGGTGGCGTTACTTAATAGCTTACCCCCTACCCCTGTATTGCGCGCTTTGGTCAACAACACGCTGATTATGGGCGCGCCGCACAAAGAGCATTGGGCACGCCAAGCAGGCGACTTGCAGCAACGGTTCCAAGACCAAATGCGCGAAGGTATTTTAGCAGGCGAAGGTGTAGATAATTTAGTACGGCGCGTGCGTGGTACAAAAGCCGGTAATTTTAAAGACGGTATTATGGAAGTAAAGCGCTACCAAGCGGCAGCACTCGTGCGGACTAGCGTGCAAGCAGTAAGCAACGCAGCCCGCCAGACGGTGATAGAGGCCAACGCTGACATATTCAATGGCGTACAGTGGTTAAGTACACTTGACAGCCGCACTAGCGACATATGCAAGGCACGCAGTGGTTTAAGGTGGGATAACGACTTCAACCCAATAGGCCACAGCAAGCAGTGGTCGGCACCACCAGCGCATTGGAATTGCCGTAGTGTTGTAACGCCAATTACCAAAAGCTTTTCAGAATTAGCTGGCAAAAAGGTAGCAATGAAAAGCGGTGAGCTAACCGAAAACTTTAAGAATGAGTTGGGCAAGCTTGGATTCACGGCGGTGCAGATCAAAGGTATTCGCCGCAATATGCAAAGCAGCATGGATGGCGCAGTGCCCGCTGAGTTTACTTATGAAGATTGGATACGGCGCAAACCCGAAGAGTTCCAAAAGCAAGTGCTAGGCGATGCCCGGTGGCGGCTATGGAACAGCGGCAAGATTGGCTTTGTTGATTTAGTAGACCAGCGCAGCAACCCGCTTAGCCTAGACCAGTTGCAAGAGCTTATTGATAAAGGGCGCACAAGCATAGCACGCGCAGCCAAGCAGGCATCAAAACAAAGCGCCGAGCAAGCAGCACAAGAGGCGGCGGCATTAGCAAAAAAGGAATTAGAGGCTGAAACCTTGCTGGCGTTATACGCCGAGGGGGGCAAGGGGTTTGTAAACTACCAAAAAGCTTTGACCAAATTACAAAAAAAAGGCGATTTGAATGGGAAAAGCTTCCAAGAAAAAGTGGCTATGGTACAGGCCGCTAAAGATGCGGCGCACAGCCAAGCGATCATTGCAAAAATCAAGAAGAAATTTGGCGATGGGGCAAAGCTATCACCCTCAGAGCTTGCATTGTACAAAACACTGGACGCAGACGTTAAGGGCGAAATACGAATACTGGCTCAAGCCAAAGGATTACAAAAAGAAATAGATGACGAGCTTGCAGCATACAACAAAGCAGTAAATGAAAAGCCATTGTTGGTAACAAGCTATGGCCTTGATACGCCCAATAAGCTTACAAACCTAACAGGCAGCCCACAGCAAAAACTGGCCCAAGTACAAGTGGCAAAGCAAAAGCTAAGTGATGCGGTAGATGCTGAGTTAGAAACATTTAAGGATATCAAACCTTTTATTCTTGATAGCGAATTTGGCGGCAAAGAAGGTTCTGTAAAAGCGATTGCTGTTAAAAAGTTGATTGGCGATTTTAACGGCACCAAAGACTTTTTAGAAAAAGTGCCGGGGGCTACCAATAAAGAAAAGCTTGCAGCACTTACAAAAGCGCAAGACGAAGCCATTGCCGATGAGGTGGCTAAGCAAACAGCGGCGCAAGATATACTGTTCGGATACGAAGGCGCACAAAAAGGTGGTGGGCTGTTAGCTTACAAAAAAGTCTTAAACCAATTAGAAAAAAGCGGTGAGTTAGAAAATCTTACCCCGATTGAAATGGTTGCCAAGGTAGACGAGCAGACCAAAGCCGTATTAGCCAAGGCACAGTTTGATAAACATAAGTCGAATGTAAGCGCTGCATTGGCCGAAGGTAAAACGCTGACTCCAGCAAACCAAAAATGGTACGATAGCCTAGACGCAAGCGACAAAGAAACAGTTGACGCTATAGTGGCCAAAAAGCAGGCCAAGGCAGGGTTGGGGCCGAGTGTACCGAAAGCCCCACCAGCAACGCCCGACAACCAGCCTACGCTAGTGTTTAGCGACTTTGAACAGGTGGGCGGCCAAGGCGGCAGCAATTTAGGTGGCGAGTTTATCAATAACCGCACGGGAACACGGTATTACGTTAAAGCACCCGAAAGCGAACTAGCGGCAAGGGTCGAGGTGCTTAGCGCCAAGCTATACAAAATGGCTGGCGTGCGTGCGGCAGATATAGACTTGATGCCTATTACTGGCGACATTGGCGGCGTAAGTGCCGTGGGGCGACTTGGTATAGCTAGCCGCATGGAAACAGTCGTGGATTTAGATACCGGCAAAATGGGCAAGGTGTCTGGCGCTAAAGATGGCTTTGTTGCAGATGCGTGGTTGGCTAACTGGGATGTTATTGGCAACGGCAGCCCAAAGCAGCTTAACCTTAAGCAGTTGGCCGATGGCACAGCATTGCGTATTGATACAGGCGGCACGCTGTTTTTTAGGGCGCAGGGTGGCCGTAAGGCGTTTGATGCAAACGATGTACCAGAATTGGATAGTTTGCGCGACAGTGGGCTTGCTGCCAACGCCTCACGGGTGTTTGGCGATATAAGCGAAGACCAGATTGTTGCAGGCGTGGCGCGTATTGTGGCCATTGCAGATGATGACATACGGCGCATTGTGCGCGAAACCATGGGAGAGGATGCAGATGATTTAGCCGAGGTGCTAATTGGGCGCAAAAACTTCTTAGCGGCAAAGTACGAAAAGCAGCTTGCAGCAATCACTAAGCCCGCAAAGCCACCGGCAAGTAAGGTTATTACTAAAACCGAAGAGCGTAATATCAAAGATAGCGGCATGAATGGCTACAGTATAGCCACCGATAAAGACCAAATCGAAGACCAGCTTGTACACCTATACGAGTACACAGATGTTGATAACGCAGTGCGCAGCGGCGTTTACCTTAAGGTGCGTGGTGAAGCGGCTGACAAGCTTAAGGCGGCAGCAAGCAAAGCAGATCAAGCGGCTAATAGTGTAAGCGTAAGCGACCTAGATGATAACTTCATAACGGCTATTAAAGGCATTGCCATGCGGGCCAGTAAAAGCGAGGCATTAGAAGCTAAGGATTTTCAGAGGATACAGTTAGCAGAAAAAAGTTACCAGAAAACGCGATCCGAAATAATTGACTTAGAAGCTAATGGGAAAGTTTTACAAGGCACCGTTGATAAGTTTGACGAAAATTACGCTAAATGGCGCAACGCGCTTATTAAAATAAATAACACTCAAGATATAGGCGACCAAGCGCAGTGGGGTGTATCGGGCAAGTTTTCTGGTGTTGGCGATATTGAAATTGTAGAAGCTAAAAAGAAAACAACCGGCATAAAATGGTCGCAAAAAAGAAATGCAACTTGGAGCGCACGTAGGTTTGAGGATGGCAAGGGTTTTGACCAAAGCGGCGCAGACGGTTACACGCACCGGGGCACGGTTTATACGACAGAGGTTGATGGCGTTGAGGTGCGGTTCTGGGATGACAACGCAGATGCGGCGCTTCGTAATAGGTTAGAGCTTAGTACCAAAGGTGGCGGCGCAGTAGCGGCAGAAACGCAGCTAAGCGTGCTGAAAAAGCTAGGGGTTGATACGACAAGGGCAACAGCGGCAGATCGTGAACAGCTATACCTTGCCAAAACGCTGTATGCGCAAGCCGCCCAGCAAGGCAGGCGAACTACGTGGTACACCACTAGAATGAAAAAGGCATCTGGCATTGGCAGTCAAGAAAAGCGCCTTGAGTATTTGCGCAAAGAAGCCAGCACGGCCATGGGTGTTGATGATATTACCGCGCTCCCAAGCTATCGGCCACTGGGCGATTGGCAGCAATACGGGCACGGCAGGATTATACACACTAGGCCAGACTTAAACGGGCCAGAGTGGCAGCAATTTCAAAAAGATTACGTGCTGTACCACAACCTGTACAGCGGCGTGAATGTGGAATCGATTAAGAATATTGTGGAAGGTGGCGGGCACATGGCCCCGACCATGGATAAATTGCGCCGAGGCATTATACCCAGAGGCATGTCACCGGGCGCAGACATCGAAAGTGGTGGCGCGCAGTATTTCTTTACCCGGTTACGCAAAAGCAGGCGCAGTAAATCAAATCCTGGCCTAGTGTGGCGCGGGCAGCAAGCAGGCCGCCTTGATGCAATTAGCTATGACGGTGACAAGTTTGGCAAAACTAACTCTGAACAGTACGTGCTTAGCAACCGCAAAACAACAATTGAAGGTATGAAAAGCGCAGCGGAATATGGCTCAAACGAAACTATATTTAAGGACAGTCTTTCCATTTTTGATGACCTTTTGTACATTGTGGCAGCAGGCGAAAAATCAAGGTTAGAAATTATTGCTTACCTAAAAACCAAAATGAAAAAATGGCCCGATGGCCGCAAACTTGAAGACGTAGTGGTGGAATCTGACTAATGGATTTATCTGAAAGCATAATGCAAAGACGAGCTATAAAGGCCATCACCGAAGCGGGTGACAGGCTAGTCAGCCATATGCACGTAGATGCAAAAGGTAAGCACGTTATATGGGGCGAAAAGGATTGGATTACATCCAGCACCCACGGTGTGCATTTGCTAGACGGTTCACCTACAGGCAGCGGCCCATGGCGTGTGGCTGGCGTGCGGTTTGTTGAGTTAGATGAAAGTGATGATTTGCTTTTAGATTACGCCGCAATGGTAGGCGATGAAAAAGAAAACGGCCACGATTATAACGCAGCCGTTAAGGTTCTTGCTAAGGCGTTTGATTAATCTACATGCTCTTCCATAAACCGCATGCTTACGTTGTTTGGCGCGTAACAGCCGGGGTCACCTTGTGCGTTCATAACTGTCCACATCTGGTGGTAAGCTTGTGCGCGGCGCTTATCGCCACCGGCTTTGGCAAACTTATCAGCCTCGTTTTTAAAATTAGAATAATCGATGTTTTGGGTTTCATTAAGCATAATGCGCTCAAAGTGCTTACGATCCATGAAAAACCTAAACGGGTAATCGTGTGTTGGCGTGTGCATTGCCGGGCAATCGGCACCAAACACCTTTTCAATATCACCTCTAAAGCGTGCGCGCACTAGCACTTCGCTATCTGGTTTGTTAGTATTTTGTACAACGCTAAAGAAAGCGTCTTTAAGACATATCCACATAAATGGCTCCTTGGGTTCAAATTTCAGCGGGCGGCCCG